TTAATTCGGTGCCCCAAACACTAAGCCCGCCTGATCCGCCCAAGGCAAGCCCGCACACTCTGACAGCTGCATCACGGTCACGGCAGATACCTCTCGCCGAAACACCAGTCGTTTCAAGACCTCAGGCGCGAGATATGCCAACCGCAGCTGCCTGCTGACATGGCGCTCTGCGAGGTTCACGGCGATTGCCAGGTCGCGCACTGTGCCGAACTCTCCGGCTTCCATCCGCCGACGCCAGGCCCATGCGCGGCCGATGGCACGCAGGATATGCGGATCTTGGGTGTTATCCTCGCTGGGCAGGTAATCGGCGGGCGGCATGATCTTGGGCCGCCCGTTTTTCTTGCGGAGCTTGAGGGGGACGAAGACTTGGATGGTGTCGGGCGCGGCCATTATTCCGCAGCCTCAAGCTGGCGTGGGGTCATCATCTCCCGCATGACACCGGCTATCCCGTCGGTCCGCAAGTCGATCACGAGGCCTTCAGCGGTCACTGTGACGCGCCGGATGAGCAGTTGAATGATGCGGGCCTGTTCTCCCGGAAAGAGCTGATCCCAAAGCTTGGGAAACTGCTGGAGCGCCTCGATGGCCTCTGCCTCGGGTATATCCTCGCGGTCCAGTGCAGCAATGACCTGTGCCGTGGTTTCTGGCGTGCGCAGGACACGGCGGATTTCCGTGATGACGGCTGCCTCAGCGGTGTCGGCCGGCAAACGTCTCGGGATGCCATCCTCGGGTGTCTCCCGGTTCTTCAGAAGGTCCATCGACACGTAGTACCTATATCTGCGGGTACCCTTCTTGGTACTGGATGGGGTCATCGCAGCCCCTGTGGCGGTGAAGAGCAATCCTTTGAGGAGCGCAGGCGTTTGCGTCCGGCTATTGTTGGCCCGTTTTCGGGGGCTCTCGCCCATGATGTCATGGACCTGCTCCCATAGCCGCGCCTCGATGATGGCATCGTGCTCCCCTGGATAGGTGATGCCCTTGTGGACGGCTTCACCGCGATAGACGCGATTGTTCAGCAGGCGATAGAGGTAACCCTTGTCGATCAGTGTGCCCTGCTTGTTTCGGAACCCATCGCTCCGCAACTCGCGTGCCAGAACGGTCGCGGATCCAACCTCCACAAATCTTTCAAACACCATGCGGACCTTGGCGGCTTCCTCGTCGTTCACCACCAATTTGCGGCCGATGACGTCGTAGCCGAGGGGCACGTATCCGCCCATCCACATGCCCTTCATACGCGAAGCCTTCACCTTGTCGCGGATGCGCTCTGCGGTGACTTCACGCTCGAACTGGGCGAAGCTGAGTAAGATGTTCAGCGTCAACCTCCCCATGGAGGTCGTGGTGTTGAAGGACTGCGTCACCGAGACAAAGGTGACGCCGTTCCGGTCGAAGACCTCAACCAGTTTGGAAAAATCCATCAGTGAGCGGCTGAGGCGGTCGATCTTGTAAACAACGACCACATCAATCAGCCCATCTTCAATGTCGGCCAGCAACTGCTGCAGCCCTGGGCGCTCCAAAGTCCCGCCGGAAATCCCCCCGTCATCATATTGGTCGCGCACCAAGGCCCAGCCTTCGGATTTCTGGCTGGCGATATAGGCCTCGCAGGCTTCACGCTGCGCATGTAGCGAGTTGAACTCTTGCTCGAGGCCTTCTTCGCTCGATTTGCGGGTATAGATGGCGCAACGCAGGCGGCGGGCGGGTTTTGCGGGTAGGTCCTTCATGCTTCACCCCGCTTCCGCTCGCGCAGCCCAAAGAAGCGATAGCCGTTCCAGCGGGTGCCAGTGATGGCCCGGGCAACAGCCGAGAGCGATTTGTAGCGCTGCCCGCCCCAATCGAAGCCGTCCTTCAGCACGGTCACGGTGTGAGCGGTGCCATCCCATTCGCGGACGAGCTTGGTGCCCACCACGGGGTTCCGGGGGTCGGCAATCTGGCCCTTGCGCGTCAGCGTGCCCTCGACTTCGTCGGCCAGCAGGTCCAGCAGGCGGCGCGTTTGCTTGTCCGGGCCACCATAGGTCAGCTCTTGGATCCGATATGCGAGGCGGCTTTCCAAGAATGTGCGGCTGTTGTTTGGGGCCGGCGCATTAAACAGCGCCTGCCATTCGGCCTTCAGGTCATTGACAGACATGGATTTCAAGGCAGCCAAGCGTGCCAGGATGGGGTCTTGTGTGGTCATGCATATCTCCTCTGAGTTGGAGTTGCAGTACCGCTCTGTTTGCGCGGTAAGTGTAGCGAACTGTCTCCAGCATTCTTGGATAGATCGTCGCGATCGCGTCCCGTGAGGCGCACAACGGCCGTGGCTAGCAGGCCATAAAGCTCTGTGCGGCGTTCATGTGCCGTCATGCGGTCGGGGTGCAGCGGGTTGGGACGGTTCATAGTGGTCTCCGTTACTTGCCCGCGCAGTTGCTGCGGGATCTGAAACGGAAAAGCCGAGCAATCGGCCCGTATGGGACATGCGCTTATGAAAAGACTGCCGGATGATCGGCACACGAAAGTTTTCTCGATGTTGGCGAAAAAATTTTACCGAGCCATAGGACGTATTTGACTGGGGGGATAATATACTTGTTATACGCCTTACGTTTCCTCTGAGTTATATACGTCTAATTCAGGAGACGAATACGACTTGTGCCCCAAGACACTTGCGTCATCACCCCAGGGACACATATGTCTTCTTTGCGCATCTTGCGCGAGGCATCATCAGGCGTCATTTACAGGGCAAGGAGAACACACATGACCGAGCAGAATCAAGTTGAAAACCAGGGCGAAGCGACCTCGCCCGAAAAGAAGAAGCGCAAGTCTGCTATCGCGGCGAAGTGGGGTGATAAGGTGATCGCGCAAGGATATTGTGCCGTGCCGTCTCTGCTACTGCGAGCACAGAAACGTTTGAAGCTGAACCCCTCGCAGCTGGCAGTCTTACTGCAGATCGTCGACCACTGGTGGGACGCCGATCGTAAACCCTATCCCAGCAAGGCGGAGCTTTCCGACCGTCTCGGGATCAGCGAACGCCAAGTACAGCGTTATATCGGCGATCTCGAGAAGGAGGGCCTTCTGGAACGTATCCCGCACTATGGGTTCTCCGGTGGTCGGGAGAATAACCGCTACGACCTCCAAGGCCTGGTAAACCGCCTCGCAGAGATAGAACCGGATTTCCGTGATGCCCGCGAGCACGGCAAGCAGCGGCGCAAGGCTGCAGCAATGCCTGGCTTGAAGAACCGCCGGAAGTCGAGCGCGAAGGCCGACAGCGCCGCCTAACGCCGACTGAGTTCAACCGACCTCAAAAATTCACCACGGAACAGCGCCCGTCGCTGCTCCGGACAATCCCCCTCGTCCTGATGACGCCAAACCCGAGAAGGAGCGCGACGCATGAACCTCAACTGTAAACCTGGCTACGGCCACCCTGATAAACGCAACTGCCAGCGGGCAGACGTGGACGCTCCTGCATTCACGCTTGAGTGGCGGTGCCAGGACTGTGGGAAGCTTCTGGGCAAGGGTAATGGCTTCCAGATGCATATTCGCCGGAAGCCTGCTGAATTCCTCGCCAGCTTCCCGATTACCGCAAAGTGCCCCGGCTGTGGCGCGCTCAACGTGATGGACAAGAACTAAGCGCGCGGCAACGCGCGCTCCCAACTCTCCCCGAAAACACAGAGGTGCATGACGCCCTGACTTGGCCACTAGGAGGCGCTGGACGCCCGGCCGTCAGGCAGGCGTCCAATGACCTCAACGTGGCACGGGATCCGTGATCACCTCGTCCGTTCTTCCAGCACGCTGGAATTTCAACGTAACTTTCAAACCATCCGTGGCTCGAGCAAGGCGCTTACGCCTTTCAGAGATCCCGCCGCACTGCTGGATGCACTGCATCAAAGCAAGGCTCCCTCCGGCCGCAAAAATGCCCTGCTGACCGCCTTGGTTGCTGCGTCACAAAGCGAGGGGGCGGCGGCGGATACTGCCTTGACGGTCATGCTATTGGCGCTTTGGCCAGCATTTGACGCAGTCCGACGCAGATCATTGTCGCGCCGGCTGGGCACCGTCGAAGACATCACTTCTGAGGTGCTCGCTCGGGCGACCACCGCTATCCGTGATTTGGATCTCCAACGGGTCACGTGGATAGCAGCGACCATCCAGCGCAACATCGAACGCGATATGATCCGCGCGCGAAAGCGTGAAGTGCTGTGGGATCGCGAAGTCGCTGAAGAATATCGCGTTACTTGCGAAGGTAGCGTCAGCGACGCGCCGGCTGCAGCCAGCAAAATATTGCTCCGCAATGACCTAGTCGAACTAATCGGTGCGGATGCGGCCCTTGTGATCCGCGTGGCGATAGACGGCTTCACGCAGGCTGAGGCGGCGGCGGAACTCGGCATCCCGATGGAGGCTGCGCGCAAGCGCTATCAGCGCGCAATGAAGCGGCTCCGCTATGCCTTCGAAAAAATCGACTGACCCGATGTCCCATGCGGGCCCGGCCGTTGGCTTTCCCCATTCAGACGCCACCGCGCGTCCCAACCAAAACGGAAAGACAACACGCATGAAACATGATGCCGACTTGCCGCTTGAGGATCTGAAACGGCTCCCAGGGCTCTACCGCCGCTGGGAACTGACCGAGGTCTTCGAGCCGCATCGCAACTACCAGATTGAGGATGCCGGTACGCACGCCGACGGCACGCCGCTTCTGGCCATCTACGTCAGCGATCCCATGGCCGATGCCCAAGGGGAGGTGCGCTGATGACCCTCCCGATCATTTCTGCAGATGAGCGCCTTGCTCAAAGAAAGGGCATCAAAGGGTGCATTTTCGGGCGCTCGGGAGAGGGCAAAACCAGCCTTCTTTGGACGTTGAACGCGACGACAACGCTCTTCATGGACCTCGAAGCTGGGGATCTGGCGGTCGAGGGATGGGAGGGTGACACCCTGCGCCCCCGCACCTGGAAAGAGTGCCGCGATTTTGCCGTCTTCATCGGCGGTCCCAACCCGGCGCTGCGCGATGACCAGCCCTATAGCCAGGCGCATTTCGATGAGGTGTGCAGCCGGTATGGTGACCCTGCAAACTTGGAAAAATACCACACGGTCTTCATCGACTCGATCACCGTGGCGGGACGGCTCTGCTTTCAGTGGTGCCGCGGGCAGCCAGAGGCGACATCCGACAAAACGGGCAAGCCCGACATTCGGGGTGCTTACGGCCTGCATGGCCGCGAGATGATCGGATGGCTGACCCATCTTCAGCACGCGCGCGGCAAGCACGTCTGGTTTGTCGGCATTCTTGATGAAAAGCTCGATGACTTTAATCGCAAAGTTTTCCAGCCCCAAATCGATGGCGCAAAAACCGGGCTCGAACTGCCGGGCATCGTCGACCAGGTCATCACGCTGGCGGCTATTCCTGATGCGAATGGCCAACTTCAGCGAGCCTTTGTCTGCCAGACAATGAACCCCTGGGGCTATCCGGCCAAGGACCGTTCGGGTCGGCTCGACATGGTCGAAGCCCCGCATCTCGGCAGGCTTATGGAGAAGATCCAGAGCCCCGGCCAGCCCGCGCCTCAGCGCTTGAATTACCCCGAGATCGACATCGAGGTGCCTCCGGCGCCGGTGTCGACCTCTCCCGTTAATCCCAGCACCAACTGAAAGGAGCCGCGCCATGTCCGGACTCTGGAACGACTTCAACTCCGCGCAATCCAACACCAACGTCATCCCGAAGGGCACGCTTGCCAAGGTGCACATGACCCTGCGCCCCGGTGGCTTCGATGATGCGAGCCAGGGGTGGACGGGAGGCTATGCCAAGCGCGGCACCACGGGGTCTGTCTATCTCGACGCCGAGTTCACGGTTCTCGACGGGCCATATGCCAAGCGGAAGATCTGGTCGCTGATCGGACTCTATAGTCCCAACGGCCCGAATTGGGCCAATATGGGGCGCGGCCTGCTCCGCGGTATTTTAAACTCCGCGCGGGGCATTTCCGACAAGGACAATTCGCCCGAGGCCCAGGCCAAACGTCGGATCAATGGCTTTGTCGACCTCGATGGGCTGGAGTTCGTGGCCCGCATTGATATCGGCAAGGATGCCAACGGCGAGGAAAAGAACGAAATCCGCGCGGCCGTGACACCGGACCACCGGGATTACGCCACGCTGATGGGGGCAATCGCGCCTCAATATACGGCCCCGTCGGCACCGGGACACACGTATTCGCAAGCCCCCTCCGGTCAGCAGAACAACCAGCCTTCGGCCATCCCCGGCACTGCCGGGCGGCCGAGTTGGGCGTGAGTGCGGGGAGGTACGGTCATGCGCCTGCGTCCCCGTCAGAAGGCCTTTGTTGAGCGCAGCGTGTCTGCGCTCAACGCCCGCCGCAACACGCTTGGGGTGGCTCCCACCGGTGCGGGCAAGACGATCATGCTCTCGGCGGTCACCGGCGAGAGCATCAAGGATAGCGATGCCAAGGTTTGTATTCTGGCGCATCGGGATGAGCTGACAGCGCAGAACCGTGCGAAGTTCGAACGCGTCGTGCCGAATGTCGGCACCTCCGTCGTAGACGCCTACGAGAAGTCCTGGGGCGGCCAGGTCACTTTCGCAATGGTTCCGACCTTGGCGCGGTCCTCGAACCTCGACGGCATGCCGCGTCTGGATCTCCTCGTTATCGATGAGGCACATCATGCGGTCGCGGCAAGTTACCGGCGCATTATCGATCGCGTCCGCGACGCCAATCCTGAAGCGCGCGTGTTTGGCGTGACGGCAACGCCCAATCGGGGTGATCGTAAAGGATTGCGTGAGGTCTTCGATAATGTCGCCGACCAGATCAGCTTGGGAGAATTGATCGCCTCGGGCCATCTCGTACCGCCGCGCACCTTCGTCATAGACGTTGGCGTGCAGGACGAACTGAAATCGGTCCGAAAGACATCCTCGGATTTCGACATGTCCGAGGTTGCCAACATCATGGACCGCGCCCCCGTGACCGAGGAGGTGATCCGCCACTGGAAGGAAAAGGCGGGCGACCGCCAGACGGTGATCTTTTGTTCCACCGTCGAGCATGCTGCGCATGTACGCGATGCCTTCCAGGCCGCAGGCATCTCTGCAGCTCTGATCCATGGGGAAATGCCTTCTGAGACCCGAAAGTCCGTCTTGGCTGATTACGCGGGCGGTAAGATCAGGGTCATCGTCAACGTGGCTGTATTGACGGAGGGCTGGGACCACCCGCCCATCTCCTGTGTCGTGTTGCTGCGACCGAGTTCCTACAAGTCCACCATGATCCAGATGGTCGGACGTGGGCTGCGCACGGTCGATCCCGAGGAATTCCCAGGCGTCGTAAAGACCGATTGCATCGTTCTGGATTTCGGCACCTCGAGCCTGATCCACGGTACGCTGGAGCAGGATGTCGATCTGGACGGGAAGACTAGCTCTGGTGAGGCGCCGACAAAGGCCTGTCCGTCCTGTGGAGCAGATATTCCTCTGGCCAGCAGCGAATGCCCCATCTGCGGCGTTGCCTTCGACGAGGAGGAAGGTGGGTCCGGGATCACAGCAACGCCCCTCTCGGGGTTCCTTATGACCGAGATCGACCTTCTGAAACGCTCAAGTTTCGAATGGGTCGACCTTTTCGACACCGAGGAGGCGCTTATGGCCACGGGCTTCAACGCATGGGGCGGTATCTTCTGGTTCGAGGGTCAGTGGTACGCGGTCGGTGGCCGGAAGAACGCGGCGACACGTCTTTTGGGCATCGGCGAACGCTCCGTGTGCCTCGCTCAAGCCGATGACTGGCTGAACGAGCATGAGACCGACGAAAGCGCGTTCAAAACGCGTGGCTGGCTGAACCAGCCCGCCACCGAAAAGCAGCTCAAGTACCTCTCGCCGGAGGCACGGAGCGATTTTGGCCTTACGCGCTACAAAGCCTCGGCTTTGATGACCTTTGGCTTCAACAAGCGCGATATCGGCCGCTTGGTTGAAGCTGCTGCCGGCGTTGGTCGGAGGGCAGCGTGATCCATGTCCCATGCACCCCGTCCGCGCCCACGCTGGCTGCTGATCGCCCGGATTTCTGGCTTTGGCATCCGCGTTTCATGCCCTGTGCCGTCTGTCTGCGCCCCGCGCGAGGCTTCGGATTCTTCGACCCCAACAAACCGCGCCCGCGAGACCACCGCTGGTTCTGCTCCATGCTTTGCCAGGGGTTCTTCGCCACGCGCGCTCGAAAAGGACTGAAAATGCAAGGAATGACCGAAGAAGAACAGGTGGCCATCGCGCAAGTGATGAAACGTCTCGGCACGGCCATGGATGAGATCGGCTGGCAGACGCGACTGTGTGACCTGAGCCAAGCCGACGTGACCTTTTTGATCGGTGAAGTACTGGAAGGCTACGGCTCCGCAATGTCGCGCCTCGCGAAATCCCAGGAGGTGCCGTTTTGACCCTCGATTACAACCATCACCCCAGCTTTGCAGAGCGTGTCAACGAGGTGATCGACGCCGCGCTCACCGCTGAGAACTCTACGCGCGCGTCGCGCGACTATCTTGGTGGCTCCCGCCTTGGCCACGCCTGCGAGCGCGCGCTGCAATTCGAGTTCACGGACACACTGAAGGATGAAGGCAAAGATTTCTCCGGGCAGTCGCTGCGCATCTTCGCGATCGGTCATTTGCTTGAGGATCTGGCTGTAGCCTGGCTCCGGCAGGCGGGCTTTGATCTCTACACCCGCAAAGGCAACCGGCCCGATGGTGGCCAGTTCGGCTTCTCTGTCGCGGGGGGGCGCATCCGCGGCCATGTCGATGGCATTATCGCTGCAGGGCCAGAGGGCTTTGGTCTCACCGTTCCCGCTCTTTGGGAATGCAAGACCATGAACGCGAAGAACTGGCGCGCCTGCGTCAAGGATGGCGTGACGAAGTCGAAGCCCGTCTATGCCGCCCAGATTGCCGTCTATCAGGCGTACATGGAGGCCACGATTCCTGGCATCTCGGCCAGTCCGGCTCTTTTCACCGCGATCAACAAGGACACGGCCGAGCTGCACCATGAATTGGTGCCCTTCGACGCCGACCTCGCGCAGCGGATGTCCGATCGCGGTGTGCGCATCCTGCAAGCGACCGATGTGGGCGAGTTGCTGCCACGGGTCGCGGCCAATCAGGACTTCTTCGAATGCCGGTTCTGCTCCTGGGCCGAACGCTGCTGGAGCCTGCCGACATGAGCGATGCCCCGAAGGACCCGCCCGAAAACGACGAGACAGGGAAGGATGCCACAATGGCTCACGATCATGATGACCGTCCAAAAACGACGGAGCCACCGAAGGAAAACCTGATCCATTTCAACCCGTGGCGTGATTTCAACGATGCTGCGCCCATGGCCGATGTCTTCGGCGATGAGCCTGACCCTGAACAGATCGCCCAGTTCATGGAGGTGGTCTTTGGCTATTGCGACGGGCTGATCCCGGTCCGGAGCTTCATCGACAAAGGCCAAGGGATCGATGGGCGCCCGCACAACATCTGGATTGAGGCCGGCGACAACACCACCGAAAAGATGGCGACCTTCGCCAATTGGGCGTCGCGCGAGGGTGCGGCCGTCTATGTGATCCCCGGCACGGTCGCTGTCGCAGGGCAAGCCAAGGCCGCTGAGGTGCTGCAGATGCAGGCCGTGGTGGTCGACATCGACAATGGCGACATAGCCGCCAAGCGCGCTCATCTTGAACGCCATCTCGGCCCGCCCACCATGGTTGTGGAAAGCGGTGGCATCACGGCTGAGGGACAGCGCAAGGCCCATGTCTGGTGGAAACTCACCGAACCTGCCGAGGCCAGCGACCTTGCGCGGGTGACGCGCCTGCGCGGTGATATCGCGGCCAAGGTCGGGGGCGACATGCACTTCCGCTCGGCCCACCAGCCGATCCGGGTCGCGGGCTCGGTCTATTACAAGAACAACCTCAAGACCCAGGTCCAGATCGTCGAATTGACCCCCGAGCGCGAACGCGATCTCGGCGAGTTCATCGAAGCGGTGGCTGACATGCCGCCTGCACCGGGCGTGAATCTCGCACCGGATTTCACCACGACGGACAAGCCGCGCGCCGATGACGTTCTGGTCACGCCCGTACGCGAAGGTGGTCAGGATGACTGGTCACGGTTCGAGGGCGCCTCGGCCGCCATCGGGTATTTTATCCGCATGGTGCACGACGGCCGCCTCTCGAAGGATGAGGGTTGGGAGGCGATCTGCGGCTACAACGCGGCGATGCTGCGCCCCCAGTGGCCTGTGGAACGGCTCAAGCGAGAGTCGGAACGCCTCTGGGCCATCCATGTCGAAAAGCACGGGCCGCCGCTCATCCGGCTCGACAGCGCCGCGCCTGTGCCAGACGAGATGCCCACCTTCACGCTCGGCGCGCTCCTCGATGACACGACGCCAATGCCGGCCGATATCATCGCACCGCGCGTGCTGACGCCGGGCGGGCTCTTGGTTCTGGGCGGCGCGCCAAAGGTGGGCAAGAGCGATCTTCTGATCTCCTGGCTCGTGCACATGGCCGCCGGGCAGCCCTTCCTTGGCTTCACTCCGCCGCGCCCGCTGCGCATTTTCTATCTGCAGGCCGAGATCCAATATCACTACCTGCGCGAGCGCATGCAGCAGATCAGCCTGCCGCCGCGTCTCCTGACGGCCGCGCGCGACAATCTAGTGGCCACGCCGAAGCTAAAGATGCTGCTCGACACCGAAGGCAGTGTGCGTGTGGCCGAGGCCATCCGGCGCGCCTTTCCGGCTGAACCCATCGACATCATCTGCATCGACCCGATCCGGAACCTTTTTGACGGCGGCCCAGAGGGCGGCGGTGAAAACGACAATGGTGCGATGATGTTCTTCCTGAAGGATCGGGTTGAGGTTCTGCGCGACCATATCAATCCCGATTGCGGGGTGATCCTCGTTCACCACACCAAGAAGCTGAGCAAGCAGCAGGTGAAGGACGATCCGTTCCTCGCGCTCTCCGGCGCCAGCGCGTTGCGCGGGTTCTACACCTCGGGGCTGATCCTCCACCGCCCAGATGAGGAAAGTTCACAGCGCCGTCTTGAGATCGAACTGCGCAACGGTCCGGCGCTGGCCGCTAAGCTGGTTGACAAGGAAAACGACGCTTGGGTCGAAATCAATCCGATGAACGAGCGCCTAGTGCGTAAGGAAGTCGGCGCAAAGCTCGATGCCGAGAGGCTCCGAAAGCATGATGTCATTCTTGGAATGCTGCTGGACGAGGCGGTGGGCGAGCGTCTCTACACCGGGATGCAGTTCTGCGAGAGCTTTGAAAACCGAGGCGGTCTTGGCAGCAAGCACACGATCCGCGAGCGCCTCAGCGTCCTCGCCACCAAGGGGTTCGTGAAATTTCTGCGTGACCCATCGGCATTCGGTTTTCCCATCACCCGGTCGCGGTTCGGCTATCTATGCGTTGAGGGAATGCAGTTCGGCGCACCGATCGAGCATGTCGACGAGGTCACTGGGGAGGTCACCACTGAGACCCGCCCAGTCCTGCCCAGCCATTTCAAATGCCCCCAATCCGGGCTTAGCCTCGAGGTCGAAAATCCTGCTGTCTGGGTCTACCCGGAGGGGCTGGATGACGACCTAAGCCATATGAGTGAGGCCTAACTCATATGTGTTCGCGAACTGTGCATCTAATGAAATCAATGGGTTACCATATGATATGTCTTCGGCGCCTATGTCATGACCGAAGACTTCATGAAGTCATTTTGTTAAATTATTTCAATATGTTGGACTGTGGAGAACAGTTAGGTGCTGAACCCCCATACTACGTATGGGGAGGCCACCCCCTGGGGTTGGCCTCTCCTCCCGTACGTCAGGCCCAATCGAGGGGTCCACCACGTCTTGCAGATTGCATTCTGATCCGACGACGGCGGCCGGTACCGCCAAGCATCAACCGCCGTCGTCTTCCACCCGAGCAGCCAACCAGAAGAGGAGGCCACACATGGCTAACCCGACTCTCCCTAGCGTCAATCCTGACGCAACCCTGAAAACGCCGTCGCTGTCTGAACCGGCACGCACGATCCTTGCGCTCGATCTCGGCACGACCACCGGCTGGGCCATCCGTGGCTACGATGGCTTGATCACCACCGGCACCGCCAGCTTCCGGCCCGGACGCTATGACGGCGGCGGCATGCGCTATCTGCGCTTCACGAACTGGCTGACAGAACTCGACCGCCTGTCCGGTCCGATTAATGCGATTTGGTTCGAGGAAGTGCGCCGTCACGCTGGCACCGATGCAAGCCACATCTACGGCGGACTCATGGCGACTTTGACGTCATGGGCTGAATTGCGCGGCGTGCCCTACGAGGGCGTCCCGGTCGGCACCATCAAACGCCATGCCACCGGCAAGGGTAACGCATCAAAAGAGGCTATGGTCGCTGCTGCACGTGCGCGTGGTTACAGCCCGGCGGACGACAACGAGGCTGACGCGATAGCCATCCTGCACTGGGCCCTCGAGACCCGTGGAGGCGTGGCATGAGGATTTACCCCAAAGGCTATGGTGGCCAGCGTCGGTCGCCCGAAGAGGTCAAACGTGATGGCTGGCACGAACAGGGATTGCTGGCGGTGAGCGTGAATGACCAACGGCTGACATGGCCAGAGCGGGCCTTGGTCGAACAGCTCGGCACGAAGCTTTATGGCAAGCGCGTCGAAGGTGGGGAGGTGCGCCATGGCTGACCGTGTCTGGACGGCAGAGGATGTCGCCGATCATTTCGAGGAGGCGTTCCGAACCCTGCGCAAGCTGCCGCCGGTGAGGGTGCAGGGCTACTTCAACGCCTGGCCGCAGATCGTGCGGTCGGAAAAGGAGATCCTCGCGATGGAGCCGCAGCCGATGCGGGTCTGGCCTTCAACCTCTGCGATCACTCGGCTCGAGCAGACCTTCGATTGGGTGCTGTGGATCGGCGAGGACGAACGCCGTTTGATCTGGTGGCGGGCGGCCCGCCGCCCATGGAAAGAGATCACCTACGAATTGGGCGTTGATCGCAGCACCGCTTGGCGGCAGCACAAGCTCGCGTTGACCAAGATTGCGGCGCGGCTCAATGCTGCAGCTGCATAAAGTGTTGCAACACTTTTGTTTTCGACAACTGCAACAAAATCATGCTATGTGAAGCATATGATGGGGAGAGTGCGTCGCGGAGACGTCTCTCCCCGTTTTCGTTCTGGACATGGGTGGTTCGAATTCGTGCAACCGGTGACCGGTTTTCCGAAAAAACTGTCTCCGCTCAAAATGTTGAACCGCGCAACCCATTGAAATTGAACGGGTCCCTCCTGTTCGTGACTGTATTCGGGGGGGCGAGGCCCGAGGGTTTCCCAGTGACACCCCTGAAAATACCCGTTTCGTTTCGCTTCGGGCGAAATCTCAAGGAAACAAAGGCCTGACGGCCTGACACAACCCGCCTGAACCGAAATGGGGATCCGACCCCATTTCGTTTCGAGAGCATTCCAAGGACATCACCATGGACGTCGTCGACCTGCCGCTCGAGCAGATCATTCCCTATGCGCGCAACCCGCGCCGCAACGAGCAGGCGATTGCGACGGTCGCCGCCTCGATCCAGGAGTTCGGCTGGCGGCAGCCCATCGTCGTGGATGAGGCGATGGTGGTACTCGCCGGGCACACGCGGCTGGAAGCGGCTCGCAAGCTCGGCTTCAAAACCGCGCCGGTGCATATCGCCAAAGGGCTGACGGTCAGCCAAGCACGCGCCTTCCGCATCATGGATAACCGCTCCAGCGAAAACGCCGAGTGGGACAAGGACCTCTTGAACCTCGAACTAGCGGATCTGCTCGAGGCGGATTTTGACCTCGGGCTGACGGGTTTCACTGAGGACGAGTTGAACGCGCTGATGTCGAGCCTCGAGGACGACACTGGCCCGCAAGAGGGTGAGGACGATGTTCCGGAAACCCCAGAGTATCCGGTCAGTCGGCCGGGTGATCTCTGGGTCTTGGGCAACCACCGGCTGCTCTGCGGGGACAGCACGGTCGCCACGGATATCGAGCGGCTGCTCGGCACAGTGAAACCGCTGCTGATGGTGACCGATCCACCCTACGGTGTGGATTACGACCCAAGCTGGCGCAATCAGGCGGGGGCGGCCAAGACCAAGCGCACCGGCAAGGTGCTGAACGATGACCGCGCTGACTGGCGCGAGGCTTGGGCGTTGTTCCCTGGCGATGTCGCCTATGTCTGGCACGGCGCGCTGCATGCGGCGACCGTGGCGGAAAGCCTTGAGGTCGCGGGCTTCACGATCCGGTCCCAAATCATCTGGGCGAAGGATCGGCTGGTTCTGAGCCGGGGAGATTACCACTGGCAACATGAGCCTGCCTGGTATGCCGTGCGCAAATCCGGCAAGGGCCATTGGGCGGGCGACCGCAAGCAAACCACGCTCTGGCAGATTGCCAACAAGGATCAGGACGAAAAGACCGTCCACGGCACGCAAAAACCCGTCGAATGCATGCGGCGTCCGATCCTGAACAACTCGAGCCCCGGGCAGGCGGTCTATGAACCCTTCATGGGATCCGGGACGACGCTGATCGCGGCCGAGACGACAGGGCGCGTATGCTACGGGATCGAGCTGAACCCGGCCTATGTCGATGTGGCGGTTGCGCGTTGGCAGAAGTTCACCGGCAAGCAGGCGTCGCTTGAGGGCAGTGACACCACTTTCGAGGCGCTGAAGGCAGAGCGCGAGGCCGCATGAAACAGTCCCGCCTCATGTCACTGATTGAAGCGATCACCAACGTGATCGTCGGTTACGGCGTCGCGGTCATGACACAAATCCTGATCTTTCCGATCTTTGGGCTGCACACGACGCTCGCACAAAATCTGCAAATGGGCTTGCTGTTCACAGGCGTGAGCATAATCCGCTCGTTCCTGCTGCGGCGGCTCTTCGAGGCCATTCGGGTGGCAAAACCCGAGGGCTAGATCAGGCCGAGGTCTTTCAGGCAGCTGGCGGTATCCATCAGCTGATGGGTCGGGACTTCGACGGTGATGGTGAAGCTGTCCGCGAAGGTTCTGCCGTAAACGCCCCCATCGTCCATCAGGGCCATTTCGATCTCTTCAAGGACGACGGTGATGCGGCTGCGGTCGAAGTGTTCGGGCAGGTTTCGGATGGGGAGCCGAATGCTGGTGGTTTCCATGGGGTCTACTCCGCGTGTTCGCCTTCCTTGAAGGCACTGTCGGTGATGCGCTTCAGGAGCTCGGCGTAATAGTCGAGGTTGCCGACATGCCCCCAATGGACCTCGTCGGGGTCGGTGTTGAAGTGCTCTGCGCTCAGCGCCTGAAGCCGCGCGAGCATCGTGTCGATCGCAGCCTTCTTGGCGATAAACGCGTCTTGGGCTGTTGGTCGGTGGCTCATCTCGATGCGTCCTGAATTGCGTTGGGTGCTGTCTTGAGCTTCGCTCTAGTGGCGAGGCTTATCCAGTGAATTCGACGCAATTACATACGGTTAATCGCACTCTCGAGGTCTGCGAATGTCATCCGCCACCCAGCCCATCGGCGTGATCGCGCGCCTGCTCGACCTCTCGGAGCGGCGGGTCCAACAACTGAGCCGCGAGGGTGTAATCCCGAAGGCCGAACGCGGCCAGTATGATCTGATCGGGTCTGTGCGTGGCTATGTCCGCTATCTGCGTGATCAGGCGCTGAAGGCGCAGGCGGGAGCACCGGACTATGCCGCTGAACGCGCGCGCTTCATCCGGGCGCGGGCCGACCTTGCCGAGATGGAAGCCGAAGAAAAGCGCCGCTCGCTGATCGCCGCCGAACAGATCGAGGCGGCCTGGATCGCCGTGCTGGCGCTTCTCAGAACCCGCCTCTTGGCCCTGCCTGACCGGCTGGCACCACAAGCCTTTGAACAATCAACCGTCGGAGACACCCGGAACCTGATCCGCGCCGCCATCCGCGAGGTGCTCGATGATCTCGCGCAGCCAGACATTGAACTTGAAGCCGACATTGACCTCGCGGAGTGCGCTCACTCTGAATGGGTCACCGATCCTGAAGCGGACGGTGGCGAAGGCGCTGGCGGTGCTGAAGCCGCCGCCGGACCTAACAATCAGCGATTGGGCCGATCAGAACCGCCGTCTCAGCTCTGAGGCCAGCGCCGAGCCTGGCCAGTGGCGCACGAGCCGCGCGGAATACCAGCGCGGGATTATGGATGCGATCTCGGATCCGGCAGCCGAAACCGTCGTGATCATGTCGAGCAGCCAAATCGGCAAGTCGGAGTCGATCCTTAATATGGTCGGCTATCACATCGACCACGATCCGGCGCCGATCATGGTGGTGATGCCGACCGAACGGGATGCGGAAACCTGGTCGAAAGACCGCTTCTCGCCGATGGCGCGCGACACGCCCTGCCTGCAGGGCAAGATTGCAGATCCCCGCTCGCGGGACGGCAACAACAAGATCCTGCACAAACGGTTCCCGGGCGGGCATCTGACCATTGTGGGCGCCAACGCACCCTCAGGGCTGGCGAGCCGCCCGATCCGGCTGCTCTTGTGCGACGAGGTCGACCGCTATCCGTTCAGCGCAGGGGCCGAGGGCGACCCGGTCAACCTCGCGAAGAAGCGGACTGTAACCTTCTGGAACCGTAAGATCGTGCTGGTCTCGACGCCGACGAACAAGGGCGCGAGCCGGATCGAGGCGGCATTCGAGGAAAGTGACCAGCGCAGGTTCTGGGTGCCGTGCCCGGCGTGTGGCGCAGAACAGTTGCTGACCTGGGGACAGGTGAAATGGGACAAGGATGAGAACGGCAGCCATCGCCCCGAAACCGCGCGCTACCACTGCGCCGACTGCGATGCCGCTTGGCAAGATGAAACCCGCTGGGCGGCCATCTCGAAAGGCCGCTGGATCGCTGACGCGCCATTCAATGGGACGGCAGGCTTCCATCTGAACGAGATCTATTCGCCGTGGGTGCGGCTCGAGGCCATGGCCAAGGCGTTTCTATCGGCGCGCGCCGGTGGGGACGAGACGATGAAGACGTTCATCAACACATCGCTTGGCGAGACCTGGATGGAAAGTGGGGAGGCCCCGGATTGGCAGCGCCTGCAGGGTCTGAAGGAAGATTGGAGTGCAGGCACGGTGCCGGCGGGCGGGTTATTCTTGACTGCCGGGGTCGACGTCCAGAAGGACCGGATCGAGGTCGATGTCTGGGCATGGGGTAAGGGGCTGCAAAGCTGGCTCATCGACCACATCGCTATCGACGGCGGGCCCGGCGAGCAGGCGTGCTGGCAAAAACTGACTGACCTTCTGGGCCGGACGTGGGTCCACGCCAGCGGCACGCCCATGACCATCGCACGGCTTGCGATCGACACAGGTTACGAGACTGCTGCGGTCTACGCCTGGGCGCGTCAGGTGGGCTTTGGGCAGGTCGCGCCGATCAAAGGCCTTGAGGGCTTCAATAGGGCAAGCCCTGTGACGGGGCCGACCTATGTCGATGCCACCATCGGCGGCAAACGACTTCGCCGTGGGGCGCGCCTTTGGACTATCGCCACCTCGACATTCAAGGCGGAGACCTATCGGTTCCTGCGGCTCGATCCGCCGGAGATCACCAGCCCGGGGGATGGAGAGCGGTTTCCTCACGGCTTTCTTCATCTGCCGGGCTGGGTCGACGCTGAATGGCTGAAACAGCTGACTGCCGAGCAGCTGGTCACGGTCAAGAACAAGCGCGGCTTCGCCAAGCTCGAATGGCAAAAACTGCGAGAACGCAACGAGGCGCTTGATTGCCGGGTTTACGCCCGAGCGGCCGCTTGGATCCTAGGAGCCGATCGCTGGTCAGATGCGCGGTGGGAGGAGTTGGCGGCGCAGTTGGAGGTCGCTGATGCTAAGGGCATGGCTCTTGCCGGGGGCCTGAAACCTGCTCGCAAAACGCAGGTCCGCCGCGTCGCGCGGTCATCCTATATGGGATAAGCCACTGTAATCAGTGTAGCCGTTTCCGACGGCTGCGCTCGAAGGCCTCAAGGGCGGCCTTTCGTTTCACCGCGATCTCGCGGATGCTTTCGGCGATCTGCTCCGCGCCGAAATCCACAGGGTTGAAGGGGCCACCATACCAGCGCACCAGATCTTTGCGCTGCGGATGGCGTGTTTTCGCCATGGCTTCAACGAAGTCCATGAACCCAGGAGGACCACCCACATCTTCAGGTGGGGCTGTGCGCTCGCCATCGATAAAGAGGGGATAGTCGGTGCCGGCCGTTGCTTCGATGACCTCCTCGAGAATGACGCGGTGCTGCCAGTCATCGCCAAAATCGTAGGTGTAAAGAAGTTCGGTCACACCACGGTCCACAAGTGTGCCGAGGCGCATGCCCTTGGCCTGATAGATCTTGCGGCCCCAGACCGCATCCTCGGGATCGGGTTCGCCATAGACACGTTCGCCCACGGCAAACTGATAAAGATGGTAGTTCTCCCAGGGCATGACCGCCTGAATGATCTCGTGCAGTGCGCGAAGATTGGTCGTCAGGCTGACGTCAACGCGTCGCCAGATGAGCGGAGCGATATGTTCGAGTTCAATCCTGATACGGGCGATCTTGGTGGACATGACGCGGCCTAGCGGTGGTTTTGTGTCGAACTTACGAGGTGATGGCGATGGCCACAATCACGGACCTACGCGCCCGCCGGGAAGCGCTCTCTTCACAACGATCCTCTGGCGTCGCCCGTGTCAGCTATGACGGCAAAACGGTCGACTATCGCTCCGTCGCTGAGATCGACCGTGCCATTGAGGCCCTAGACCGCGAAATCGCTTCTGCCGAGGGTCGTCGCATGGTCCGGCAGGTCCGCATAACGACGGCCAAAGGTCTCTGATCAGATGGCACTCTTCGATCTCTTCCGCCGCCCCAAGCTGGGCGGCTCTGACGCCATGCGCGCGCGGCTTGAGGGGGCGATGGCCAAACGCCGCTTGCGCGGCTGGAACCCGCCGCTCGAGAACATCAACGCGCTGGTTGCCTCGGGCGGTCCGCGACTGTTGGCGCGATCACGGGAATTGGTGGTGACCAACGGCTACGCAGCGAACGCATGCGAGGCTTTTGCCGCGAACCTCGTTGGCGACGGGATCAAACCGTCCTCGCTCATTACGAACGCGGCGCTGCGTGATCAGGTGCAAAAGCTCTGGCTGGCCTGGACGGATGAGGCGGATGCCGATGGGCTGACCGACTTTTACGGCCTGCAGGCCATGGTCGCGCGGGAGATGTTTGTTGCGGGCGAGTGCTTCGTGCGCCTGCGTCCACGCCGGGCGGAAGACGGGCTGTTGGTGCCGCTACAGTTGCAGCTTCTCCAATCCGAGATGCTGCCCTTCGAGAAAACCGAGACCGATCCAAATGGAAACCGCATCCGCTGCGGGATCGAGTTCGATCTGATTGGACGGCGGGTGGCCTATCATTTCCGCCGCCGCCATCCGGGCGACAGCACGGACCAGCGAGTGGCGCTGCCGGACACGGTGCGTGTGCCGGCCGAGGAGGTCTTGCACATTTACCGGCCCATCGATGCAGGCCAGATAAGGGGCCTGCCGCATGTGGCGCCTGCGATGGTGCGGTTGTTCCTCTTGGATCAATACGACGACGCCGAACTCGATCGCAAAAAGACCGCTGCGATGTTCGCAGGCTTCATCACCAAGACGGCGCCCGACGACCCGATGATGGGCGAAGGCGAAGCCGATCTCGATGGAGCCGCGATAGCCAGCCTAGAGCCAGGTACCATGCAGGTGCTGCTGCCGGGTGAGGATGTAAAGTTCTCAAGCCCAGCTGATGTGGGCGGGGGCTACGAGGCTTTCCAATACCGCACGCTGCTCGCAGTCTCGGCCTCCCTGGGGCTGCCATACCACCTTGTCACCGGCGATGTTCGGCAAGCGAACTATTCGAGCCTGCGGGCCGAACTGGTCGAGTTCCGGCGGCGGATCGGTCAGCTGCAGCACGGGGTCATGGCCCATCAGCTTTGTCGCCCCATCTGGCGGCGCTGGCTGGAGACGGCCGTGCTCTCAGGCGCCTTGGATGCAGATCCGGTTGTCGCGCGACCCGTCCAATGGATCCCGCCACGGTGGGATTGGGTCGACCCGTTGAAGGATATCCAAGCGCAGGTCCTGGCAATGGAGGCCGGGCTCACCTCGCGGCGCAAGGTGGTCGAGGCCACGGGCTACGACATCGAAGAGGTCGATCGCGAGAATGCCTCTGACGCCAAGCGCGCGGCAGACTTGGGCCTGACCTATCGCGCCAGCCCCGGCGAAACGCAGGGCGCGCGCGCCACACCAACGGGCATCCCTGACCCGAACACCCCAAACGAGGACGGCAGCGGGTCGTCCACGACACCGCAGCAGGAGTAAACTCATGAAATCCTGGTACACGATCCGTGCCCGAACCTCGGGAACGGAAGTGCTGATCTATGACGAAATCGGCGCCTATGGCATCACGGCAAAGGGCTTTCTGGCCGAACTCGGTGCGCTGCCCGACGATGCGGCAATTGATCTGCGTCTCAACAGCCCCGGCGGCTCGGTCTTTGATGCAGTCGCCATTTACAATGCGCTGAAGCGCCATGCGGGCGACATCACCATCTGGATCGATGGCATCGCGGCCTCAGCAGCGAGCTACATCGCCATGGCGGGCGACACCATCGTCATGCCTGAAAACGCCTTCCTGATGATCCATGACCCCTCGGGGTTGGTCATGGGCACGGCCGAGGATATGCGGTCAACGGCCGAGGCCCTCGACAAGGTGAAAGGCAGCCTGATCCAAGGGTATGCATCGAAATCGGGAAAGGGCGACGAAGAGATTGCCGCCCTGATGGCAGCCGAGACCTGGCTCGATGCCAAGGATGCACTGGATCTCGGCTTCATCGACCGCATCGCCGAGCCTGTGAAACTCGCCGCCTCCTTCAATGTGGCGCGCTTCCGCAACGCGCCGCCGGAAGTGGTCGAGGCAGCAAGTGAGGGAGGCGAGCCCGCAGCCCCGGATCCCCAGTCCGAGGGTGTTGAAGACGCCAACACCCTGTCTGACCCCGAACACCCGGCTGCGGAGGCGCCAACTATGGCCGCATGTGAGCTCACAATGGCTGACACCGCGACGGTGCGTGCAGAGGCCATCGCCCATGCGCGCGCCGTGATCGATCTTTGCCGCCTCGCGGGTCAGCCGCAGATGGTGGGCCGGTTCCTCGAAGAAGACGTTGGTCTCGATGAGGTCCGCAACCGCCTTCTCGCGGCAAAGGCCGAAGCCACCCCCGACATCACCGCCGCCCATGCCCAGCCCGGGCGGGCGGCGACCACCCAATCCTGGGGCGATGTGATCGCCCGCACCTTCAAGACGAAAGGCTAACGCATCATGACGACGCTCACTGAAGGCAAACACGCGGGCGGCTTCCTCGTCTGGGAAGTGCTCCGCGATTACACCCGAGAAACCATCACCATCGCCTCGGGGGCTGGAAAGCTCGCGCCGGGCACCGTGCTCGGCAAGATCACCACCGGCGGTAAATACACCGGGCTCGCGCCCGCCGCCACGAACGGCAGCCAGAATGCCGCCGGCATTCTCTGGGCGGGCGTTAACGCATCGGCGGCTGATGCACCGGGCGTCGTCGTGTTGCGCGGCCCCGCCATCGTCAACCGCCACGAGATCGTGTGGCCTGATGGTGCGACCGAGGCCCAGATCACCGCCGCCACAACGGCTTTAGCCGCGCTCGGCATCATCTTGCGTTAAGCCTGAGAGAGAAAGGACATCCCCATGGCCACCATGGACATCTTCGAGGGCGACGCCTTCAGCATCATCGAGCTCACCCGGGCTCTGGAAAACATCCCCTTCAAGCCGGCGATCCTGTCGGGCTCCGGCCTGTTCGGCTCGCGCGGTGTGCGCCAACGCACCGTGATGATCGAAAGCCGCGATGGCACGCTGTCGCTGATCCCGTTCTCGGAGCGGGGCTCGGCCTATGAACAACAGGTGCCTGAGCGGCGCGATATGCGCGCCTTCGTGTGCCGACAGTTCAAGAAGCAGGACGTGCTCTGGGCCTCGGAAATTCAGGCGATCCGTGACTTCGGCTCGGAAACGGCGGTGCAACAGGTGCAAACCGAGGTCGCCCGCAAGATGGCGCGGCTGCGCAATGACGCGGAAGCGACCTTCGAGTTCCACCTCTTCAACGGCATTCAGGGCGTGGTGAAGGACCCCAAGGACGGGGCCACGGTCATCAACTACTACACTGAGTTCGGCATCACCCCGGCCGCCGAGGTCGACTTCGATCTCGATAACCAGTCGCCCGCCTCGGGCGCCCTGCGCAAACGCTGCCAAGCGTTGATCGAAAGCGTGGAAGACAGCCTCGGCGGGCTGGCTGCCGGTCAGGTCCAGCTCCGCGCAGAATGCGGCTCGGCCTTCTTTGCCGATCTTGTTGCGCACAAGGAGGTGCGCGAGACCTATCTCAACACCGCTGCAGCGGCCGATCTGCGGGGCAGGGTAGGGGAGGAGGTCAGCTTTGGCGGCATCACCTTCCGCCGCTATCGCGGTGGTCTTGGTTTCGGCGTGCCGACCGACAAGGCGTATTTCTATCCGGAAGGCGTCGAGGGGCTCTTCGAGATCTACTACGCCCCGGCCGACACGTTCGAGACGGTGAACACGCTCGGCCTGCCGCTCTATGCGCGCATGATCCCCGACCGCGACCGTGACGAATGGGTGCGCCTCGAGATCGAAAGCAACCCGCTGCCGATCTGCACCCGGCCGCAGGTCTTGCGCTCGGCAAAGCGGACCTGATGAATGCCTTTGCTGACGCCCTCGGGGTCCTCTTCCTCGATGCCAATCTCTCGGTCGAGATCTGGCATCGGGACAGTGAGGGGCAGTTTACGCGCGCCCGGGGCATCTTGCGCCGCCCCGATGAGATCACCGAGTTCGGATCGGCGCGGCTTATGTCAGACACCACTCGGATCGATGTTCGGGTGGCGGATATCCCAGACCCTCGGCCGCAGGAGCAGATCCTGATCGGGGATGAAACCTTCCTGATCCAGGGCGAGCCGCGCCGTGACCGCGAGCGGCTGGTCTGGACGATTGAACTGACCCCCGCATGAAATTGGGCCTGGACATCACACCCGACCTCGTCGCCGTGATGGCCGCCGAGATAAAGGCCGGCGAAAAGGCTGTCAGTGCGGCGATGCGGGACGCCGGAACCGATCTGAAATCCGCCTGGCGCGGGCAGATCACGCAAGCGGGGCTTGGCCGGCGCCTTGCGAATTCGATCCGGAGCCAGACCTATCCAAAAACTGGTGAAAGCTTGAAAGCCGCTGCGCTGGTTTGGTCAAAGGCCCCTGAGATTGTCGGGGCGCATGACACGGGCCCGCTGATCCGCTCGAAGGACGGGTTCTGGCTCGCGATCCCGACGGCGGCGGCTGGCAAAGGCCTGAAAGGCGGCCGCATCACACCGGGGGAATGGGAACGGCGACGGGGGCTGCGGCTGCGGTTTATCTATCGGCGTCGGGGGCCAAGTCTTCTGGTGGCCGAGGGGAGATTAAACAGTCGCGGGTTGGGCGTTGGGTCGCGATCCAAGACGGGTCGTGGCAAGGCGACGGTACCGATCTTTCTTCTGGTGCCGCAGGTTAAGCTTGTGAAACGGCTCGATCTGGCGCGGGATGCGGATCGCGCGCAGGCGGCGGTTCCGGGGATGATCGTGGCGAACTGGGTTGAGGGCAGGTTCGGGTGAAAGAGCGACCGAAGCAGACTGTTGTGAAGCTCGCGGATGGTGCCGGCACCAGGGATCGAACCCGGGACCTGATGATTACAAATCAACTGCTCTACCATCTGAGCTATACCGGCGCCTTCCGGGATACTTATTTGCAATCAAAAGGAAAGTGAAGTGGCGGAAGTGGTGGGATTCGAACCCACGGTAGGCTCTCACCTACGCTGGTTTTCAAGACCAGAGCCTTAAACCACTCGGCCACACTTCCTTTGGTGCCCCCTGCCGGACTTGAACCGGCACGCTCGAAGGCAAAAGATTTTAAGTCTCCAGTGTCTACCATTCCACCAAGGGGGCTTTGGTAGGCCCGGCAGGATTCGAACCTGCGACCAAGGCGTTATGAGCGCCCTGCTCTAACCGCTGAGCTACAGGCCCGCCAATGGGCTTCATGAAGGAATTGAAAGAAGAAAACAACTGCATGCTCAGTTCTCGCGAAACCATCCTTTCCGCGCTTTACCTGCAATTGCAGGTACTCGACGCGACAGTCCTGCGCGGCGAAGTTTTACCCGAACGTATCCCGCCCGAAGGCCTCTTAACCCTGCGCGATGGAGATCCGGGGGAGCCGGAGCTGACGCTATCGCCTCTAGCTTATCACTACCAGCATCGGGCTGAGATCGAGGTAATCGTGCAAGTGAGCGAGGGGCGCGATGCAGCCTTTGACTGGCTGGTTGTGAGCCTTGGGGCGGTGCTCGCATCCGACCGAACATTGGGTGGTCTGTGCGACTGGCTTGAGCCTGAAGCCCCGCAGCCTGTCGATATGCCGATTGAGGGCGCTTCCTCGCTGAAGGCGGCGATCATTCCGATCGTGCTCTATTACACGATGGCCGATCCTTTGGCTTAGGCTTTTGCTTTGGTTTGCAGGTGGCCGTTCATCTGCGCGCCGGCATCGACAGAAATGACTTCAGCCGCGATATTTGCGTTGACCCGGGCTTGAGACTTGATGGTGACAGTCACCGCTGCAATCGTTCCCTCGATCTGGCCTTCGACCATGACGGTATGCGCCCGAACGTTCCCCGTGATTTTACCGTCTTTGGTCAGTACGAGTGTTTCTGCGGTCAAATCGCCGACGATTGTTCCACCGAATTCGACGATCCCGTCGCTGCTCCAATCTCCTTTGATGGTAATGCCTTCGTGGAGGACTGAGCGGCGCTTGTCGGTGAGGCTGCCCTCCCGATAGGGGGCTTCGTAAGACTTGGCGGTTTCTTCTTTTGCTTTTGCAAACATTGGCAAGGCCATTTCTGTGCTGAGTTTTGGCCAGTTGGTTGCAAATTTTTAATGGGTCAAGCCTGTTGGAGCGCTCATATACGAAAGGACAAACCATGGCACGAGCCCAAGGGGCGCGGGCGCAGATGGCGCTTGCGTTCGAAACGAGTTATGGCACGCCGCCTTTGAGCGGCTTTACCAAGATGCCCTTTGCCAGCAGCACGCTGGGGGCTGAGCAACCGCTGCAGACATCGGAGCTGCTGGGTTACGGCCGCGATCCGCAGGCGCCGATCAAGGATGCGGTGACGGCGGATGGCGACGTGGTGATCCCGATCGATGCTGAGGCTTTTGGCTTCTGGCTAAAGGCCGCTTTTGGCGCGCCCACGACTACTGGCGCGGAGGCGCCCTTTACGCACGAGTTCCGGTCAGGGAATTGGGCGCTGCCGTCGTTCTCGGTGGAGACCGGGATGCCTGAGGTGCCGCGTTATGCGATGTATTCTGGCTGCATGGTGGACAGTCTGAACTGGCAGATGGCGCGCTCTGGCTTGCTCACCGCCACTGCCAGCATCGTGGCCCAAGGCGAAAACATTGCCACGACAAGTGCGGCGGGCACGTCCGCCAATATCGCCCTGAAACGGTTTGGTCATTTCAACGGGGCGATTACGCGGAATGGGGTCAACATAGGTAACGTTGTCTCTGCCAACCTTACCTATGCCAACAATCTCGACCGCATCGAGACCATCCGGGCGGATGGGAAGATCGACGGCGCCGATCCGTCTATCGCGGCGCTCACCGGCACTATCGTCGTACGTTTTGCCGATCAGACGCTCGTGACCCAAGCGATCAATGGCGAGGCCTGCGAGCTCGAGTTCTCCTACACGCTGCCGACTGGCGAGACCCTGACCCTGACCGCCCACGCCGTCTATCTGCCGCGCCCCCGGATCGAAATCTCCGGCCCGCAAGGCGTACAGGCTACCTTCGATTGGCAGGCGGCCAGCGATCCTGTCGCGGGCCGGATGTGCACCGTCACGCTTGTAAATGACCGCGAGGATTACTGATGCTCCGCCTGAACCTGTCGAATGAACCCCGCTGGCTTGATTTGGGCCACGGTGTCCGACTGCTTGTAGAGCCGCTGACGACCGCCATCATGTTGGCCGCGCGCAGCGATCCGACGATCGTCGCCGCGGCGGCAGATGCAGAAAGCGATGCGGCCCACTCCAACGACGATCTCGCGCGCATTGTGGCCAAGGCCGTGGCGCGCATCGTCGTCAAGGATTGGGACGGCGTCGGCGGCGAGGACGGCAAGCCACTGCCGCTGACCCCGGATGGCATCGACGCCCTGCTGGAACTCTGGCCAATCTTCGAGGCGTTCCAGACGAAATACATCGCGGGCGCGCTGATCCTGGACGCGGAAAAAAACGCCTGACCGCTCTCGCCGACTGGGAGTTCGGCGGGGGCGGTGAGTACTGCGCCGCATGCCCATCTGTTTGCGCGGAATGCCCACGCACTCTCCATCAACCCATGACCCTCGAGGGCTGGCAGGTCTGGGATCTCGTTCAACGCCTCGGTGGACAGGTGCGCGTTGCTGGCGGGATGAGTGGCAGCGCTATCCTCGGCTGGGATATGGGCGCGGCCCTGCAACTTGGGGCGGCCCTCGGGCTTTCACCCCTCATCCTCGCGGAACTCCTGCCTCCGATAGAGGCGGTGATGGTGCGCAAGATCAATGAACACCTGCAGGCCGGATCAGGCCTGACCTGACCTCGTTTCCATTGGGAACGAGGTGTCATCCATTGAGGACGTCTTCCGATGGCAGAAAAGCGCGTTTCCGTCCGGCTCTCCGCGACCGGCGGGCGCCAGGTGCGTGCCGAACTCGAGGGTGTCGGAGAGGCTGGTGCGCGCGGCTTGGGGCGTCTCTCGCGCGAGATGGAACAAGCCAATGCCCGTATGGCGGCCTTTGCGCGTCGGGCGCGGATCGCGGCAACTGCTGCTGCCACGGCGCTCGCGACCGCTGTCGTTGCGATGACGCGCTCTACGGTTGCTGCCGCCAATGAGATCGGCCAACTCTCCCAGGTCGCCAATGCCAATCCAGAGGTGTTTCAGCGCTGGTCGGCGGCCTCGGCCACGGTGGGGATCGAGCAAGAGAAGCTGGCCGATATCCTGAAGGACGTGAATGACCGGGTGGGCGACTTCCTGCAGACCGGCGGCGGCCCGATGGCGGATTTCTTCGAGAATATTGCGCCGCGGGTCAGCGTAACAGCCGACCAGTTCGCCCGGCTCTCAGGGCCGGAAGCCCTGCAGCTCTATGTCGACAGCCTGGAGCGCGCAGGCGTCAGCCAACAGGAGATGACCTTTTACCTTGAGGCTATGGCGTCCGACACGTCGCGCCTAATCCCGCTGCTGCAAAACGGCGGTGCGGAGATGACGCGCCTAGGGGCGCAAGCCCAGGCGCTTGGCGCGGTCCTCGACGCCGACGCAATCGCCGCCATGCGCCGTTCGGAGCTCGCGCTGGTCAGCATTGGTCAGGTCTTCGCTGGGGTGCGCAACCGGATTGCAGTGGGGCTCGCCCCCACGCTGGAGGCTGTGGCCAATGCGTTTGTCGCCCTTGCGTCCAGTACCAGCCCGATCAGCCGGGCCTTCGACGCGGTGCTGGCCAACCTTGATCGGCTGGCGATCTACGCGGGGACCTTCACCTCATTCCTCGCTGGTCGCTGGGTCGCGGCGATGGCGACGGCCGCCCTGTCGGTGCGGGGTTTGGCTACAACGCTCGTGGTTCTGAAAGGCGCGCTGATCCGCACCGGCATCGGCGCCCTCATCGTCGGCGCAGGGGAACTGGTCTATTGGTTCACGCGGCTGGCGTCTGGCGCAGGCGGCTTCGGTGAGGCCATGCGGCTTTTGAAAGATGTCGCTGTCGAGGTCTGGGAACGGATCAAGATGGGGGCCAACGCGGCCGGGTCGCGTGCCACAGCCATGTTTTATGATCTCAAAGCCGATGCGGCGACCGGCATGGCTGGAGCCATCGAGAGTGTGGTCGCCTTTGGAAACACCACCGCCAACACTTTCGAGGGCGCGCTTCTTGCTGTCCGCGAGATCTGGTCGCGTCTGCCGGATGTGATCGGTGATCTGGTCTTCTCGGCCGCCAACCGCATGCTCGACGGGATCGAGGCCATGCTGAACGGTGCAATCCGCAGGATCGACGCCTTCACAGGAAACATCCGCGATGCGCTGGCGGCTGTCGGCATCGAGACCACCTTCGGTCAGATCGGAGAGATCAGCCTTGGCGACATCCCGAACCCCTTTGCCGGGGCCTCCGCCGATGCAGGAACGGCTGCGGCAGACGCCTTTCGCCGAGCCTTCGAAGACAACCCGCTCACCGTTCCCGACCTTGGGCTTGACGCGATCGCCGCCGAGGCGCTGGCCACCGCGAACACCTACCGGCAGGCAGCCACGGATCTTGCCAATGGCGCGACGGCTCCACTCACATCCTGGGGCGCGCTTCGTGACGCCGTTGCGGGCACCGGTGAAGAAGGCGCGGCGGCGCTGGATGAGGCCACGGCCTCTGCAGATCGGCTGTCTGATGCCATGGGGCGAGCTGGTGGCGCGGCAGGAAGTGCCGGAGATCGGATCGCTACCGGCTGGCGTGCAGTGTCGGAGTCTCTTCAGGCTTATGCCACGGATGCGCTTAACTGGGGCAAAGGCCTCGGCGAAACCCTGACTGGCGCCTTCAACGGTGCGGAAAGCGCGTTTCGAAGCTTTGTTGAAACGGGCAAGTTCGACTTCAAGAGCCTCGTGCGCTCGATCCTAGCAGACTTGGCTGTCCTGTCGTTCAAGCGCGCGGTGCTGGGGCCCATCGCCTCGGCGCTCTCCGGCATCTTTGGCGGCGGGTCCGTTGCGGCGGCCGTCTCGCATGCGGGCGGCATGGTCGGGCTCTCTGGCCATGCCAGGTCCGTGCCCGCGGCGATCTTTGCTGCAGCCCCCCGGATGCATGCCGGCGGTTGGGCGGGCCTGCGCCCAGACGAGGTGCCCACGATCTTGCAGCGCGGCGAGCGTGTGCTGTCGCGGGCCGAGGTCGCGCGCGGCGGCGGAGGCAGCATGCCCGTTGCTGTCCATCTCAATGTCGACGCTCGTGGCGCGCAGATGGGAGTGGCTGAGCAGCTGGCAAGCGTGCTGCGCAACGCCCAGCCGGAGTTTGAGCGGATCGCCGTCGCAGCCGTTGGCAATGCCATGCGGCGGGGGCGTCTGGCATGAGCGTGATCGTGGAGCTGCCGCAGACTTGGGTCGCGGGGCTGGAACGCAGGCTGGTGACCGCGACGAGCCAGACGCAGTCGCCCTTCACGGGCAGCACGGAGGTCCAGGATTGGGGCGGCGAGTGGTGGGAGTATGACATCGAGTTCGCGGCGCAATCAGGACCGTTTGCAAGATCTGTTGGTGCCGCCCTGACTGCACTGGGATCCGGTCGAGGTCTGCTTCTCTTTGCAGACCCCTCTATTGAGGCTAAAACCCTCGCGCAGAGCATCACGCTGCAGCTGGCCGTATCGGGCGGCAATCTCCTGCAGACCCAAGGCTGGCCACCGAGCTCGCCGGCCATCCTCTCCGGTGACTTCATCTCGATCGGTGCGGGCCGAGACACGCGGTTGCATCAGGTCGGTTTTGATGCGGTGGCCAATGCTCAGGGCCGCGCCGCACTCACAATCTTCCCGGCGATCCGCGCGAACCTGCCTGCAGGCACGGTGATCGAGGTGAACCAGCCCAAAGTGCTGCTGCGCCCCACAAGCTCGGTGCCCACCCGCATCGAGCGTGTGGCACGCTACCGGTTTACCATGTCAGCACGGGAGGCCATTTGATGAGCCGCGACTTGACCCCAGGGGTCTCAGACGCGCTCGCGGAGCAAGACCTGCGCCCCGCCATTTTGTTTGAGGGAGCGTTCCCGTCAGGCATGGTACGGATCTGGACCGGGGTGGGTCCCGTCACATGGGACGATAAGGTTTGGACCGGTGTGGGTGTCCTGCTTGGGCTCGGTGCCTTGGAAGAGACCTCAGACGTTGTGGCAACCGGGACAACGGTATCGCTTTCGGGCGTGCCGCTAGATCTGGTGGGGCTCGCAATTGACGAAGCGCGCCAGGGTCAGCCGGGGCGCATCTGGTTGGCCCTTCTGACCGAGGATCGCCAGATCATCGCAGATCCTGTCCAAGCCTTCTCGGGCCGCCTCGATGTGCCGGAGATCCAGGAGGATGCGCAAAGCTGTCGGATCACCATCAGCTATGAAAGCCGGCTCATCGACCTGAACGTGCCGCGGAATTGGCGCTACACCCATGAAAGCCAGCAAGTCCTGTTCCCGGGCGATCTCGGATTTGCCCATGTCACCGCGATCCAAGATCAAGAGATCACCTGGGGGCGAGGGTGATGCACATGCCTCGCATATCCCATTGGGAACAGCTCTTCGCGGCCGCTATCATAGAGGCCAGAACGCGCCCCTTCGCCTGGGGCCGCCACGACTGTGCCACCTGGGCCTTTGATCTGCGCCGGGATCTGACGGGTGGCCCGGACCATGCCGCACTCTGGAGGGGGCGGTATCGAACGCCCGGCGGTTGCCAGCGGGTACTACGCCGGCTGGGCTGGCGCACGCTCGAGGAGGGAGGGCTGGCTTTGCTTGGAGAGCCGCAGGCCGATCCGCGCCTCGCGCAACGCGGCGATCTCGTTTTGGGCGGGGAGCCCGAGGCCTTTGGCGCCTGCCTCGGCGCGCAAGCTGCTTTCGTATAGCCCGAGGGTCTGGTGACCCTGCCGCTCGCTGCCTGCCGTCTTGCCTGGAGAACCTGATCCATGCCGCCTGTCATTTTGGGTGCCGTCGCCCTTGGAGGCGCGGCGATCGCGGCTGGCGGCTTGGCGGCTGCCTTTGCGGCGACAGGTCTGATTGGCTTTGCCGCGAACTTCGGCGCCTCGATGCTGCTCTCGGCTGCGGCCCAGTCCATGATGCCCAAGCCCTCGGTGGGGCAGATCGAACTGCAGGCTCGGACGGTCACGGTGCGCGAGCCGGTGATGCCGCGCCAGATGGTTTATGGAAGGACCCGCAAGGGAGGTGTGATCACCTTCCTGCACTCGACTGGAGAGAAGGACAAAGACCTCCACCTGGTCGTGGTGCTGGCTGCCCATCGGGTAAAGTCGATTGGTGCCATCTACTTCGAGGGCGAAGAGGCGGTTGATGCCTCAGGGGTGGCCCAGGGCCGATGGGCTGGAAAGCTTGCTATCGAAAAGCGCCTCGGGCGGGATGATCAAAGCGCATTCGCAGGATTGAGCACGGCGGCGCCCGAGCTTTGGACCGCCGCACATCGGCTTGCTGGCTGCGCCGCGATTTATCTGCGGCTCACCTATGACCCTGACGCCTTCCCGGGCGGGATCCCCAACATCACGGTCGATATGGAGGGCAAGGACGACATTTTTGATCCGCGCACCGACGCGCGCGGCTATAGCGAGAACGCCGCGCTTTGCGTCGCCGATTACATGGCCCATCCTGTTTATGGCATCGGGGCGGGCATCGGCGCACCTGACGGGATCGAAACCGACAGCCTGATTGAGGCGGCAAACATTTGCGATGAGCAGGTCGCATTGTTAGGCGGTGGCTTTGAGCCTCGGTACAGCTGCAATGGCGTCGTCTCGCTCTCAGAGACGCCGAAAACCATTATCGAGGCCATGCTGACGGCGATGGCCGGGCGCTGCATCTGGCAGGCGGGGCAATGGCGGATGCGGGCGGGTGCCTACCGCGTGCCGATGAGCACGCTCACGGAAGATGATCTGCGCGAAGGCGGTCTGACGCTTACTACGCGGCAGAGCCGGGCCTCCAACTTCAACGCGGTGCGCGGCCAGTTCGTGAGCCCGGAGAACAACTGGCAGCCGGACGACTTCCCGGCCTATGCCAGTGAGGTCTATCGGGCTGAGGACGGGGGCGAGCAGGTCTGGCGGGACATCTCGCTGCCCTTCACGATCTCGGCCGCCATGGCGCAGCGGCTTGCGAAGATCGAGCTCGAGCGGGCCCGGCGGCAGATGCAGGTGAAGCTCTCGGGCAAGCTGAAGGCCTGGCGCGTTGCAGCGGGCGAAACCACGCTCTTGCGTTATACCCGCTGGGGCTTTGGCGGTTCTAATGCCGCCGACGGCAAGCCCTTCGAGGTGGAGGCTGTGCGGCTGGACCTAACCCAGATGGGATCCGGTCCGCGGATCGCGCCGGAGCTCTTGCTGCGCGAGACCTCGCCCTTGGTCTATGATTGGGACGCCACCGAGGAGCAGATCTATGCAGCAGCCCCGCGTACGACGCTGCCCTCGGCCTTTGACATCGCGCCGCCGGGTGCACCGCAAGGCGAGGAAGAGCTCTACGTCACGCGGGATGGCTCTGCCGTAAAGGTGCTGCTGCGCGTGCGCTGGACAGAGGCTCAAAGCGGCTTCGTCGAGAGCTACCAGTTCGAGGCCCGCAGGAATGGGGGCGCGTGGCAGGATTATGGGCGGACAAGCGGGACGCTGATGGAGCTCCGCGACATTACCCCGGGCCAGTGGGAGTTCCGCGTCAAGGCTGTTTCCGTGCTGGGGGTCTCCTCGCCTTGGCGCGAGGGCACGCGTGAGGTGGTGGGTCTAACAGCACCACCGGCGGCGCTTGAGGGTCTGACCATCCAGTCAGCAGGTGGTCTTGCCGTTCTAAAATGGCAGCGCGCGGTCGACGTCGATGTGCGGGTGGGTGGCAGCGTCATTATCCGGCACAGCAAGGATGCAAATGCCTCTTGGGCGAACTCGACACTGATGGACCGGGTCTCGGGTGGCGAGGCTATCGCGGTCGTGCCGCTGAAGCCTGGCACCTACTTGCTGCGGGCCGAAGACAGTGAGGGGCGGATCGGTCCCGTCAGCACGGTCACGACCAAGGGTGTGCAAATCCTGAGCTTTGCGCAGCTGAATACGTTGGCGGCGGACCCGCTCTTCCCGGGTCCGAAAACCGGTCTCTTGGCAACGGCTGGAACGCTTAAGCTCGAGACCGGGACCGATGCCGCAGGTAGCCCTGTCGTGCTGGCGACGGAGGGGCTTTATGAGTTCGGGACACGCCTCGACTTTGGGGCGCTTAGACGCGTGCGCTTACGCTCCGACATCTTGGTCGGCGCCTCGGCGCTCTCTGATTACATCGACGACCGCATGACCCCGATCGACAGCTGGGCCGACTTCGATGGCTCGGAAGGAGCTGATATCGATGTCGTCCTCGAGGTCCGGGAAACCGATGACGATCCAGCGGCCAACCCCGTCTGGGGTCCATGGGGCAGGATCGACAACAGCGAGATCGAAGCGCGCGCGGTGGAAGCACGGGCCTGGCTTCGCACCAATGATCCAGCTTTTACGCCGATCGTGTCCGAGTTGCGGCTGATCGCGGATGAGGTGGCCTAGTGGATATTGAACAATGACCCAAGTTCCAAGCTTCGTGATTGTAAACGACAATGGCGCGGCTGTCCGCGCGCAGATCAATCAGGTGATCGCAGCGCTGAGATCAACCAGCAGCGGCGCCACCGCCCCAATGGCGACTGCGCCAGGCATGCTCTGGTTTGATACCAGCACCACCCCGCCAACCCTCAAGATCCGCGATGTCACCGACAGTGCTTTCGGCGCGTTGCTCGATGGCGGGGAATATTAGGCTGGGCCGGGCACTCAGTTCATTACCACCTACGACGAAAGACGCCGGCCATGCAGGACCAGAGCTTTATCGAGATGATCAACAACCTCTTTGGCGGGGCCGTCACCACGCTGATCGGGGCATTCACGGGGCGGCTGATGTATCATTCGGGGGAAGTGAAATTGGGCAAGCGACGGTTCTTTGGCAAAGAGCTTCTCTGGGAAATCCCGGTTGCCGTGGGCATGGCGCTCATTGGTGATGCTGCGGCGAGCTACATGGGGCTGACCCAGCCAGTCAGCACGGGGTTCGTAGCTACGCTGGCGTATCTCGGGCCACGCGGAGCGGAAACATTGCTGGCCGCATGGCTGGGTAAAAAGAAGTAACCCGACCTCTACACAACCGAACCCTTACGCGCCGCCCTTGGGGGCGGCGTTTCTTTTTGCATGAGAGACGACCATGACCCCTTTTGAGATTGCCCGAGGGTATATCGGCACGACCGAGGGCCCGGGCCCTGAGAACAACCCGATCATCATGGCGATGTATGCCTCGGTGGGGCATGACTGGGTGGAACACGATAGCGTTGCCTGGTGCGCAGCCTTTGTCGGGCACTGCCTTGAGGAGGCGGGGATCCGATCGACCCGCAAGCTGACGGCGCGCTCTTATCTGGACTGGGGCGTACCGGTAGAGATCGCTGACGTCCAGCCCGGCGATATCGGGGTGATCCCGCGCGGGACGTCCAGCTGGCAGGGACATGTCTTCTTCATCGACCGTATCGAGGGGCCATGGGTCTGGGGGCTGGGCGGCAATCAGAGCAACGCGGTCAATGTGAAACGCTATCCGGTCTCTAAGCTCTTGGGCATACGGCGGGCAGGGAATGTCGCGCCTGCTGTCCACATGAGCGTCCGCGAGGTGCAGACCCGCTTGCGTGCGCTTGGCTTTAACGAGGTGGGTGCGATCGACGGGGTGATAGGTCCCCGAACGCGGGCGGCCATCCTCGCTTTCCGCGATGATAATGCACTGCCTCTGGTGCCCATCATCGATGTGGCGATTGCCGAGGCACTGGAGCATGCCGCACCGCGCGAGGTAACCCCGGAACGGGCGGCGGGTCTTCCCAAGCAGAGCCGGATCGTTGCTGCCGCCAACGCCCAAATCGGGCTGGGCGTCATGGGTGCGGTCGGCACACTTGGTGCCCAGATCGCACCCGCCTTGGCCGAGGCAGAGCAGGCGCAGGATCTGGCAGCGCGCATGATTGCGCTCTTTGGCATGAAGACTTGGCTGCCCGCAGCACTCCCTTGGATCGGGCTTGCTGTGTTTGTCGCCGTCATCCTCTACGCGCTGAAGGCGCGCGCCGCCCGGATTGAAGATCACCGTACAGGGCGCACGCCATGATCGGCTTTGCCCACACGCTGCTCTCAGGCCTTGGCCGCCGCGCTGTTTTTGCGGGCGCCATCGCCTTCGCGCTCATCACCGCGCTTTGGGTCGCCTTCCGCAAAGGCCGTCAGGCGGCCCAGGCCAGCTATGCCATCCGCCGCGCCAATGCCCGCATCAGATCCATGCAAACCGCCAAGGAACTCCGCCATGACATCCAAAGGTCTGATCGTCCTGATCTTGAGCGCCGTGCTGACCGCTGGATGCGGGATTGACCCGCGCGCGTTGCGTGAAGACTGCGATTGGGTCGAACCCATCCGCCCGTCGCGTCACGATGTGCTGAGCCAAGGAACACTCTCCCAGATTGTCGCGCATAACGAGATCGGGGCGCGGCTCTGCGGGTGGCAGCCATGAGCGTCACATCCATGGCCGAGGGCCCGGCGGTACTCATCGGCTATCCTTGGCTTCTGCAGCTCGAAGCCGCGGCCCCCGTCTTTGTCGAAGGCGCGTCCTATGCCGGCCACTTGCGGCTGCGGGCCAGTGATCCAGCGGTGCTGGCTTTGATCAGCAGCGCCGAAGGCGGCGTCCTGCGGGTCAGCGACACGGTGTTAGAACTGGCCCTCCGCCCGGATCAGACTGCAGGTCTCGCGCCCGGCCGGGTGGTGCTCGATCTCGTGCGCATCGATCTCGATCCCGATCTGCATCTGGGCTTCTTCCTCGAGATCCCGGTCATGCTGCCTGTGACCCGGGGGCTTGTCATATGAGCCTCGTACCTGCCCAAACCGGGCCCATCACGATCAGGGCGCCTGTAGCGGTCCGTATCGCGACCGGTCCCTACCGCATTCGGATTGCAGGTCAGCCCGGGCCGCAGGGTGCTACGGGCCCGCAAGGCGACAAGGGCGATCAAGGCGATCCTGGCATCACCATCCTTCCCACAGACACCCCCATCAACGGAGGCTTCTTCTGATGGCCAACACAATCCAGTTCAAACGTCGCCAGGCTGGCAATGCCGGCGCGCCCGCCGCACTCAAATCTGGCGAGGTCGCCCATAATGAGGTCGATGACACGCTTTATGTGGGCAAGGGCGATGACGGTGCGGGTAATGCCACGGCCATCTTGCCCCTTGCCGGACGCGGCGCCTTTGTCGATCTGACGGGCGCGCAGAATATTACCGGCGCCAAGACCTTTGCGGTGGTGCCAAAGTCTGGGCAGGATGCGAGCGGCAGTACCGATCTCGTGCGGAAGTCGCAGTTTGATGCCGGGCTCGCGAGCAAGGCGGCCAGCAGTCATGGCCATGCGATCGCGGAGGTCAGTGGCCTGCAGACGGCGCTCGATGGCAAGGCATCGGCCTCGCACAATCATGCGATTGCGGAGGTGACGGGATTGCAGACGGCCCTAAACACCAAAGCAGCGCTGGCCTCGCCTGGCTTTACCGGTACGCCAACCGCGCCCACGGCAACTGACGGGACCAACACCACCCAGATCGCCACCACGGCCTTTGTGCAATCTGCCATCACGGGCTTCGGTGTGGGCGATATGGCTAAGGCCACCTATGACACCAACAACAACGGCAAGGTAGATGCGGCAGAGGCCGCAGACAGCGTTCCCTGGACAGGGGTGACGGGCAAGCCCACGAGTTTTACGCCAACCACGCATAGCCATGCGATCGCGCAAGTGACGGGTTTGCAGACAGCCCTTGATGCCAAGGCGGGGCTGGCCTCGCCTGCGCTTACCGGCACCCCGACAGCGCCGACAGCGGCTGCTGGGACCAACACCACACAGCTGGCAACCACGGCCTTTGTCTCGGCGGCCATTGGGTCATTGGTGGATGCCGCCCCCGGTGCGCTTGATACGCTCAATGAGCTGGCAGCCGCCTTGGGCGATGATCCGAACTTTGCGACCACTGTCACCAACGGGCTCGCGGGAAAGCTGGCCGTCGCGTCGAACTTGGCCGATCTGCCGAACAAGACCACGGCACGCAGCAATCTCGGGCTCGGCTCGCTTGCTACTCAGGCCGCCAATGCTGTGGTCATCACCGGCGGCAGCATCACCGGTGTGACGCTCGACGGCGGGACCTTCTGACCCGAACCTCGTCGCAAATGCTACAGGCTGGCCGCGATCGGCCATCTCGCACCGGCGCAGCTTCCAGCACGTCCGTCTTTCCGCGCGCCTGCGCGGGAAACCCAATCCCTTAATCCATTCACTTGAGGCCAGGAAGGAGACGGCCAGATGGCCAGCATCATTCGTATGAAGCGTTCTTCGGTCGCGACCAAGGTTCCTACCACGGCCCAGCTGGATCTGGGCGAGCTGGCAATCAACACCCGTGACGGCAAACTCTTTCTAAAACGCGCCGATGGCAGCGAGGAGATTGTCGAGGTCGGCGCGCGCTGGGGTGCCTTCACGGCCCATGCCAGCGGCACGACCCTGACCTTCCGGCACAACGGCACCAACATCATGACTATCGATGCCTCTGGCAATCTGACGGTGCTGGGCAACGTCACAGCCTTCGGGAGCCCGTGACCCATGCCGCTTCCTACAACAGGGCCGCTGTCGCTCAGCCAGGTGAACACCGAGCTGGGCCGTCCCGCTACGGCCACGATCTCCCTTGGCGAGGCTGCCGTCCGCGCCCTTGCAGGCGTGCCGAGCGGTCCGATCGGCAAAGCCAGTCTCAGGGGCAAGTCCGCGCAGTTCTCGCACACGATCACCGCCCATCAGCTGCACCTGAACTTGCGCAGCTACCTGCTCGGCCAAGGTTGGGATGGGGAGAGCGCTGCAACGGTCACGATCGCGTCCGGTGTTTACGTCTGGTCCGACAACACCTCGGTTCCCGCGCTCGACATGGGCGGTGCCTTCCCCGGCGGGCTTACGTTGATCAACAACGGCTTCATCATGGGCAAGGGCGGGGATGGTGGCTACATGCAGGCCGATCGCACCACTTATGTTGCCCCTACGGCTGGCGGGCCGGCCATCGCGCTCCGGGGTCCGATCAGCATCGACAACAGCAGCGGCTACATCGGCGGCGGGGGTGGCGGTGGCGCCGGCATGACGGGGTCGCCGATCAACATCCTGATTACAGGGATCCACAGCCCTGGTGGGGGTGGCGCGGGCGGAGGGCGGGGTGGCCCGATGCCTTATGGAGACACAAGCAGTACGGTTCTTGGTGGCTTTGGCGCGGGCGGCGCCATTGGCCAGCCCGGTTCGGTGAGCACCCAGTCGAACAACTGGAGCGGCCAGACAATTGCGACCCATGGTGGCGCGGGCGGAGCGAGTGGTGCCGGCGCGGTCCAGGGTGGTGGCATTTAGAATCTCAGAGGACAGGAGAGAGGCATGGGAAGCGGAGGCGGCGGTGGTCCACTCAAGATCGGTGGAATCTCTGGGCAGGGTGGGGGGCGTATTCTGCCGGGCGCTGTAGGTGGCGTCGGGGAGTTGATCCTCAGCAGCCCGCGCACGGATATCAATGCCTCAGTTGCAGCGGGATATCCTGACCGGCGACCGGTCCCACCGTTTGGGTTCAGTTTTGACACCCTGTTCACGGCTCCGGGTGGCGCACCCGGCCAACCCGGTCAGGATGATGGCTTTGCGGTCTATGTCTACCGCAATGCGAGTGACGGGTCCCTTGCACCGATCAAACCGCTCTCAGGCGGCGGGGGTGGTTGGGGCGCTGCCGGAGGTGCTGCAACACGATACCTGGCAGACCTCACGGTCCAGGCGGGCGGCAATCCCGGTGCGGCCGGAGGCAAGGCCATAGCAACCAACGGCAACGCGATCACTTGGCTGGGTGGGTCCGGCCGCGCTTATGGAGCCATCGGATGAAAACCTCCCTGCAGTTCTTCAAGGACATGGGCGTCTGCGACGGCGCCTATGCCTTCCTCGAGGGCTGGTTCACGACCAACGGCCTCGAGATATACGACTACCTCGCGGGTTATGCCCTGCTCGAAAGCCTGCCCGAATTCCATGCCGCCGCCGCTGAGGGCGGCCCCGGCCACGACACGGTCGCAGGCTGGTTGCAATGGGCGCACGACCTGCGAATGCGGCCTGAGGCAATCATGTACTTCGGCGATCACATCGATGAGACCCTGTTCCGCACCCATGACGGTCATCTCCATGAAAGTCTCGCGGCCGCCCAGGATCACCGCCGCCGCGTCTTTGCCGAACTCCGCCGCCACCATGCCGCAGCCCGTGTGATCAATGGGGTGCGCCTGGGCGAACTGGGTGCCGAGGTCTGGGAGGTCGTTGATCCCAGCACTGATGACCTCGCCGGATATGATGCCTTTGTCTGGCATGATAGTAAGACCGGGCTTAACCACCGCACTGCCAGTGCAAGTGAGGCTGTCGCCTTTGATGCGGCTCAGGCGGGGGTGCTTGATGCTATCGATGCGGCAGAGGCAGGCGCCGGGATTGAGAGGAAGATCACGGATGAAAGTGGGGTGTTCAGTGTTTGGGTCGTCGCAGAGGAGCTGCGCTAA